GACCGCCCGGCAGAGGGTTAGGCCGAGAGTACGTCTTGGATCGAGAAGATGGACTAAACCCACCGCCAGGAAAGTTGACCGCACACTGGCCTGTGGGCTCGGCAAACGTGGTTTCGCTCTGATCGTCTGGGAACTCGCAGTTGAGGCACGGATCGCACGGAGGCGGCGGAGGCACGCAGCACGGGCACACCATCACGGCACCCGTATGCGGAGGAACGTGGCGGTGACTGTGCCGGTGATGAACGTCACGCTGGACATGCCCGAGGCAAAGACAGCGGTAGCAGTGCCGGATGCAACCTGCACGCTGGCGGTCGAGACGCTGACACTCTGCACGGCCGTCGCCGTGCCGTTGGACTTGGTGACGCCGACAGTGATCGAGCAGTCAGCGGTGTTCAGCGACGCCGTGACGGACACGTCAGACAGGAACGTGATCGTTGCAGTGTTCGCCGTGACGCCTGACACCACCGTGGCGTTCGCGGTGCCGCTCACGTAAGTGGCAGTAGACGTACCAGTGGCGAAAGACGCCGTGGCCGTCTGCGTGCCGAACACCGCCGTGCGTGCCTCCAACTTCGGCACGACCAGCCACCAGTTCGTTCCTTCACGCCCAACGATGCAGTCCTCATTGCTATACGCCGTGAGCGTGATCGGCCATGACAGGTTGAAGGCGTTGACGGTGGCCGTCGGTGCGTACTTGAACGTGACGACCTTCGTGCTCCCAATGGGCCACGAGCCCGAGAACGTCGCAGCCCGCACCTGCTTCGGGGCTCGCTCCTCAAACCGCTTGGCGAACGTCAGCGGCGAAGCCGCCGGGGGCGTTAACTCGGCCTGACGCACCACGCCCGCAATCCGCTCTGCGGATTCGCGCGTGAACTGCACGGCGTCGAATGGGCCTTTTTTGCGTGCCATTACAGCGAGCCAATCGGCCACAAGCCTTCTGTCGGTGGAAGACCAAGCAGCGAGGTAAAGTCCATCGCAGGGTTCACGCGGCGGTAGAGGATAGCGGGCTGGCCGAACGTCTGGTTGCCGCTGCCGTTGAGGCCGATCGGACTTGCCGAGGCCACCCACTCTGCGTTTTTCTCGTCAAACACCATTGCTCGCTGTTTGACAGCGCCGTTGAGGAAGTTCCACCCAACGTCAGGAATCTGGAGAACCCACGTGCTGGCGCGGAACTGAAGTTGAATCTGCGTGGCCCAATACTGATACGTCGTGTTAGAGAAAAACTCCTGCGTGTAGTCGCTGTTCACGCCCGTGCATTTCAACGTGTACCGGGCGCAGGTCATGTAGGTTTCGCTGTTGAGGAAGTTCTGCATCCCGAAGTACGCCTGCGGGAACGGCCAGAAGTTCTTCGTGATCGTGATCTGCACGAGTGCCTCATCAGTGACGAGCCCCTCCAGATAGTCATACGCCGAGTTTGTCAGAGGCCGAACGTCATTGTTTCCGCTGAACGCCCCAGGCGACGAGTCGTGGTAGTAGTAAAGCGCGGGAATCTGACCGGGCTGCGTCTCAAACTTCCAATCAGCACGGCGGTTCGTCGGTGCCAGAATCAGTTCCGATGGAATGAACGAATACTCGGCGACCGCCTCCGCGTGATATGGAGAGTCGCCAGCACGCTCGGTGACGCTCACCTTCCGCAGACCGAGATGCGTCCACGTTGGGTGAGCGGCCCCCCATGCACCGATGTCGAGATGAGAGATAACGTCCGTCTCAGTAAGCGGGTTGTTCTGTAGCGTGTCGTTGGACAGCACCAGATTCCACCGGCGCACCGCGACCTCGGGGATGCCAAGTTCAGCCTCCCACGTGCGGGCAAGTTCATGGCTCGATGCGATAGGCATTACCGCCGATCTCCGAATGACGAGTAGCCCACAATGGCCACCGGCTGGTTGAAGTAGTTGCTCGCCGCTTGGCCGATGCCGGTGGCGATCCGCTCAAGCAGCTTGGTCTGCAACCGCTCCTGAATGAGCCGGGGATCCTGGGCGTTGGCCGTCAGGTTCAGCACCAGGGCGGCACCCTCAGCGGTGCGGATGTCGCTGCCCGTGATGGTCTGCGAACCGAGCGTGTTCAGCTTGGTGAGTCGCTCTTCCTGCCGCTTGGCTTCGGCCTCGGCGGCCTTCTGCTGCTCCTCCAAGAGCTTCTGCTGGTACTGAAAGATTTGCTCCTGCACTCGCCGCTGCTCGTTGGCGGCGGCCTCGGCGGCTTGGCGTTGCTGGTCGGCGTACCTCTGCTGTAGCCGCAGGGCGTCCTCCTGCGCCTTTTCTTGGTCCCGCTTTGCTTTGTCTTCGTCTTTCTTCTTCTCTGCCCTCATCGTCTCTAGGTGCTTGATCTCGTTGTTGAACAGTTCCTGCTGCCGGGCCACCTCTTGGCTGAACGCCTCTTTATTGAGAATGCCAGCGGACGCCTGCTTCTGTACTGCGGCAATGCCTTCCTGCAGACGCAGGGCAGCGTCGAACCCGGCCTGACCAAACTCCTGAGACTTGGCGATCAGGGCGTTGATGTTCTCGTCAACCGCTTGGAACGCAGCCTGAAAACCCTGGCCGAAGCCCTGCTCCAAGGCCAACTGCTGGTCTTCAAGTTTGCCCTGCAGTTGGTCGAGCTCCGCCTGGCGGGCGGCTGCGGCGTCTGCGTCTGCGGCATTGCCGGCCGCACGGGCTGCAGCGAGTTGCTCCGACACCCGGGCCTGCTCCCGCTGCACGGCCAGCAGATCCTGCTCCAGCTGCACGGCCGCACTGTTGGCCTCTAGCAGCCCTTCGAGGCGGGCCCGGTCGGCGTCAATCAGTCGCCGCTGCTCGTCCTGCAGTTGCTTCACCTTGCCGATCTGTGCGTCGTACTCAGCGTTGGCAGCGGCCACGCCACGGCGAAGCGTCTCTTCGTTGATCAAGTCAGAGTCAAACTGCCGCCCCAGTTCTTCGATCTTGTTCTGAAACTGCAGTGCGGCGTCAAATCCTGCCTGACCAAACTGGGCCGCATCATCGATAGCCTTTGAGATCTCGGCCCGCAGACCGGCGACGGTGGCCTGGGCGTCGGCCTCAATCTGCAGTTCGATCTTGGCGTCATTCTCGATGCGGGTAATCTCGTCTCGGAAAACCTTTCCGGCCCGGGCAGCGTTACGCCGAAACGTCTCCTCATTGATGAGCTTGTCATCTAGTTGTGCCTGCAGTTCTCGGATCGACTCCTGATACTGCAAGGCGGCGTCGAAGCCGGCCTGCCCAAAGGCGGCCGACTCGTCGATGGCGTCGCTCACGCTCTGTCGCACTCGGTCGAGAGACTTCTGCAACGCATCGGCCTCGGCCTGCGATTGCTCAAGCGAGTCGGCGACCTGCGACACGCCACCAGCCGAGCCGTCCGCATCATCGCCAAACTGACGCAGCGTCCTGCCGAGCAGGTTGAGTTGGCCCACGAGCGGGACGAGATCCACGAGCGACGTGGCAAGTGCCTGCGACGCCGTCTGGTTCTCCTGAGAGAACCTGTTGACCGATGCGGTGATCTCCGTGAACGCCAGCGTTACGTTGGCTGCACTGTCAGCAAACGCTGCGGACGACTGGTCTGCGAAGCCCTTGGCAGCGATCGACGCACGGTCGAGCTCATCGCCGAACCGGGCGATCTGCTCTCGCTGCCTGTCAGAGATTGCGGCACCGAGCCGCTCGAGCTCTTCGCGTGCCGTCGCCAGTTCGTCAAACACCGGCAGCAGTTCAAGTCCGGCCTTGCCGAACAACTGCAGAGCAACCGCAGCACGCCGGGCCGGATCGTCAATCTGCAGCAGTGCAGCGGCCACGTCCGTGAACAGCTGCTCTGGCGTGGCGGAACGCACCTGATCGACAGAGATGCCCAGGTCGCCGAACGCCGACACGGCGGCACTCGATCCGGTGCGGGCATCATTCACCGACTTCAGAAAACGATTGAACGAACTGCCCAACTCGTCAACGCTGGTGCCCGTCTTCACGGCGGCCACCTGCAGCACTTGGATGAAGTCGAACGACACGCCGAGCCGGGATGCCAGCTGCGTCAGCCGCTCCACTTCGGCCTCGAGCGTCAGCAGGTTTCTGCCCACGGCCACGGCAGCGGCCCCGAACGCAGCGGCGGCAGCAGCGGCGGCGGTGAACGGGTTGATGACGGACGCAGCCGCCGTGCCGAGCGAAGCCAAGTTGGCGTAGATGTCCCCGGTGAACACCCGCTGCAATCCCTGGGCGGCACTGGAGATGCCAGACAGCCGGCCGGCGATGTTGCCAAGTGGGCCGGGCAAGGCGGCGAAGATGCCGCTGATCTCGTTGAACTTGAGGCCATTTGTTGCGGCTGCGTTCAAAGACTTCCCGAACTTATCGGAGGCAGCAGTCGCCTTGGCAAAGACGGCCGCCTGCCTCTCAATCTCCCTTCGCAAGTCTTGCTTTGTTAGGAGTCCCTTTCGCTCAAGTTCGGTGGCCTCAGCAATGGCAGCGTTGAAGTTTTCCTGCGGCGTCCTGTTTGCGGCAATGATCGCCGACGCCTTTGCAGTCTCTTGAGCTCGAAGCCGCTGTGCGGCTGCAGAGTCTTCCGCAAGACGCTTTTCAACCGCTGTGATTTCCTCTAGTGCCGCCTTCTCCTTGGCGGCCTCGGCTTCTCGCTCTGCAGCAAGTTGACGCCTAAGCTCTAGGCCGTCCCTCTCAAGCTGTGCCGCAAGGCCGCTGAACTCAAAGCGAGCACGGGCAGCGGCTTCCTCAGCGATGCCGTTGGCGGCAACGATCTGGTTAAGCTCTTCAAGCTGTCGTGCCCGGCGCTCCTCATCAGTCAGGAACTGCTCGGTGATCTGGCGGCCACGCTCAAGAAGCCGCAGCCTTTCTTCTTCGGCCTTGGCGGCAGTGGCATTGGCACCGCTAGCTTCAGCAACGGCCCGGGCGTACTGCTCGTTATCGAGAGCCCCTAGCTTGACCAGTTCGTTTAGCCTTGCAAGCGTCTCCGCACGAATCTCTTCTTTTGTGCGATTTCGCTCAATGATCTGCGCCGCTTCAGAAAAGGCAGCGGCAGTCTGCCGCACCTCGTTCTGAAGCGCAGCATATTGGTCAGCGTACGCCTGGGCGTTCAGCCCGCCTTGGAGCTGTTGAGCAAGTGCAGCAAACTTGTCATTGAGGGCCGTCTGTGCCGCTGCCGCAGCTTCGCTGTTTCTAGTGAACTGGTTGAAGACAGAAGTCGTCTTCTCGGCCTGTTTCCCGAGATTCTCAAGCGCCCGCTCTGCCGGCGTAAGGTTTTTCACCACGCCAGAGGCGTCGGCGGAAACCTTCATTGCGAGTGAGAGGATGTTGGCCATGGCTGCTACTGCTCAAAGATGCCGGCGAGCTTTGCGAGCTCTCGGGCCATCTCCTCTGATGTCTGCGGTGGCTTCTCGGTCGGAACGAAATCGGACGCCTTCGGTGCTTTGCCTTTCTCGCTGTACGGTGCGAGCACGGCACTGGTGAGCAAG